ACCCCCATCATCTAAATCATGGTATTCATCATCAATACTGTAATACTCATCATCCTGCAACTCACCAATAATCTCCAACACTTTAGATTCCTCAATATTCTCCAAAGATGCTTGAGAGTGTGGAATGAAACCTTTTGACACCCAGTATTCATGATACTGGATTTCACCCCCACACAGTTCCTGTAAAGTATTCATAATATCACGTGTTTTCTCATAATCCCTATCATGAAAAACAATTACAGATAAGAAAATACCATGTAAGTTTCCATGAGCAGAAATATGTCCACCCATTTTTTCAACAATTCCTAATAATTGATTGTAAAACTTGTTTTGCTGATCATAAGTAATCATACTAAACACCCATTAGTGTAGGGATCCATCTGTCCCACAATACAGAATGCAAAAATGAATAATAAAATTATTAAAATTATTCCTTTTGCAAAGATTATTTCAACTTCATATTTTTCTCTCCAGGACACTTTTTTATGAAGTCTAACTGGAGTAGGTTTATTGTTGAAGAGACTCATAATTGAGCCTCCAACAATTTATACTTAACCTCACGTTTCATACCCGGAGCATTAAGGAAATCTTTCAATTCCCTTAAGCGGGTTTGTTCTTCAACATACTCCGCATACTCCCCGTATAATGTTTCGAACAATTCTCTTTGTTCAGGATATTCCTGTGCTAGAAAAACGAACAGTTCATCTATTTCACAGTAATCCTTGTAAGGTGACTGGTTGATCCTGTATAAGGCATTACCAATCTTGTTTTCATTTTTCCAAAATTCAGGAGTGAACATTCATTTACCCCCGTAAGCTAGTTCACCTGCACGAGCAAACTCCAACAGTTGCTCATCAGACAATTCATAGATTTGAAATTGCTTATATTCATCAGCCAACCTATGATCTATTTCTTCCTGGGTTTCATAATCCTCAGACAATAATATCTGTTCAAGATAATCAAACTCGACCTCATCTTCAGGTGGAGTAATCGTATACATTGAGTTGTTGTATTTGCAACTCATACGCCCACACTCCTGAATTTCTGGAGTCCTTCTTTGAGGATTTTATTTTCCTCTTGAAGTTTTTTCGCTTTTAAAAATACATGTTCAATTTCTTTCTGGGAAAGAACTCTCCCAAAAACTTCAATCTTATCCATTTTTATCACTATTTACTACTTTGTTTTTAAAGTATATAAAGTTTTGTATATAAAAATATATTAGAAATTTATATATAATATTATAATTATAAATATAATTATAAATATAATGGAGTGTATGAAATTGAAATATACAACAAAAGTCCAATCCGTAGCAGGATCATTGACTACTTCAATCCCAAAAACAATTAGGGACGCTCTCTCATTACAAAAAGGAGATGAAGTAGAATGGGAATTAGACTTGAATACTCAAGAAATTAAAGTGAAAAAATTAGAATAAACTTTTAACTTTTTTTAAATAATTGTTATGAATTTTTTCAAGTTTTGTTTCAGAACTGCCATTCTGAATTTCAACTTGTTATTTACTACTTTGTTTTTAAAGTATATAAAGTTTTGTATATAAAAATATATTAGAAATTTATATATAATATTATAATTATAAATATAATTATAAATATAATGGAGTGTATGAAATTGAAATATACAACAAAAGTCCAATCCGTAGCAGGATCATTGACTACTTCAATCCCAAAAACAATTAGGGACGCTCTCTCATTACAAAAAGGAGATGAAGTAGAATGGGAATTAGACTTGAATACTCAAGAAATTAAAGTGAAAAAATTAGAATAAACTTTTAACTTTTTTTAAATAATATTAGTAATTATTATATACTCACCAACACTATAAATAAAAGTGGTTACTAAAAATTTTCTCACTTGTTAGGTTAGACTTTTTTTATCGTAGCCAGTGTTAGGTGTGAGGAACTGCCATTCCTACGACCACCTACACTTTATACATAATTTACTTATTTTGCATTTAATTGTTCTTCTATTTTTAAAGTATCATAATAAGACCAATACCTATTCCATTTTTATTCAATTTTATAGCCTCAATACCCATTATATAACATTAAATAATTTTTGAACATCATTTTAATTTTTAGTTACTTTTCTCTCCTAATTCAATGTAATTATCTTCTTTTTTCTTGGGGATTTTTCGTTTTCTTTTCTTTTCTTTTTTTGTTTCCCTTTTAACCAAAATCAATAACCCCTTTTTTTACAAATTTAAAAATTTTTAAATAAACTTTTTATTCTCTTTTCGCCCATTTCATTATTGAATTATCTTCATTAACTATAGGTATTTTCCGTCTTCTTTTTTTCTTTTTATTATCCTTATCTTTCTTATTCATAAGTTTAAAACTCCAAAAACAATAACTGAAATCATTGTGAAAACAACACCAATGATTAATAAGTAGTAAGCATATGATACTTTTCTTGTTTTAGAAGCTAAAAGTTGACTATTCTGCTTAATAGAACTAGTATAATATGCAAGAGAATTTTCAATATATTCATCAGTAGAAAGCTCTTGCTCATAATAATCTGTTACCCTTTCAAGATTAGGATAAATAATAAATTTCCTAAGCCTAACAGTATCAATAAAAAATATTATAGAAATAAAATAACAAATCAAACCCATGATACAAGCAACTAAACCTATATGATTACTGGTTAATGTTGGTAAAAACAAAGTAGCTTGTAATGTAAACATTGTTCCAATTAACATAACCATATTATGTGATTTATTATCCACATTTTTGTAAGCTTCATCAATTATTTCATATGCTTTACCCATTTCTTCTACATAGATCATGTCATCCATAAGACCAGACACTCCTTTTTACAACACATGCAAATTATTATCATTTTGTTATTTTTTATATTAGTGCAATTATAATAATAAATGTTTCTATTCAACTAACAAGACCAAAAAAAAGCCAACGTTCAACAATAAAAGACAAACATTGTTTGATTGTTCACCACAAAAAAATGAAGCACAATGTGTTTGAAATTTTGGTGTTTAATTAGTTTTGTGAACTGTTAGGTTATTGTTCATTTTTATAATGAATATTTTTTATCTTTTTTTGTTATTAAAATGTATTGATATTTTTAATTAAAAAAATAGAAACCTTTATATACTATGCAGTATAATATAATAATAGAAATACATGGAGGTGAAAAGTTGTCAGAATCAGAGGCAATAAAAATCATAATATTGTCTTTGAGTATAATCCTAGAAATACTCAAAAGACAAAAACACAAGTGAGAGGTTAACCCCCTCTTACAATTATTATATTTTTTATTGCTTCTTATATAAATTTTTCTTAAAAAGGAGGTGAAAAACAAAATGACAATAACAAGCATCATAATACTAATATTATTAATCATATTAGCAATACTAATCTACATTAATAGAAACCAAAAATATACATGGATAAGTTTAATAATATGGTTGGTTATTTTAATAAGTTTCATCTACGAAACATTAATCTAACCCCCTCCATATTTTTTTTATATTATAAACCAAAAAAAAAGGAAGATGATAAAAAATGACTGACTACACCAGCATAAGAATAAAAAAAGAAATAGCTGAAAAAATACAATTAATAAAAATACAAAACAACTGCAAATCACTAAACGAAACACTAGAACAACTAATACCCCGAACAGTAAACGAAAACTACGAATTCATAAAAGAACAACCAATATTCACAATAAACAACACCCCCATAACATTCACAGACCTGAAAAACAACAATACAGGCAAAACATGGGGAAACGAAAAACAAAACGCAACAATAGTATTTAAAGACAAACAAGGAGCATTTATAAGATTCAATGATGAAGACGAAGTATTCTTAGAATACTACCACTTCATCTAAAACCATCATCTATTTTTAAACAAAAGCAAGATTTAACTCAGGAATATTAACATTATTCACATGACTCTTCTGTAAACTATTACTTACTGCTTTATTATGAACAAGTGCAACAATTAAAGTATTTAACTCAATCAACTTAGAAGTAACATTAATAGTAATATTAATCTTTTTAATATTCATTAAACTACTTTTATCAAATCCAAATAACTTAGAAGCATTTAAAAACTCAAAAGCACAAGGGATTCCATTTTTATCAAAATCAACAATAACATTATCAGTTAACTCCAAAGAATAATCATAATCATATTCTTCAGCATAATATAACATTAAAGCATCACATTCAGGATCATAATTTTTATTCAAAGGTCTACCTGTACTCATTTTCTCCAATCCTCCTACTAGATTTAGCTTCATATGTAGTTATCATTTTCAAAGATTTAAATTCATTAATAACAATAATAAGATAAAAATCTTTATTTTCTTTATCAGGGTGCTTATAGCACAACTTAAATTTATTTTCAGCTTGCTTATTAATACCTAACAACTCATGATTAAATAATACATCACTCCACAATTCTTTATCATTATGTCTTAAATCATTGTTAATATTAAAATGATTTGTTGTACGAATTTCAGAAGTATTATCTAAAGAATTGATAATATCAATAGCCTCTTGAATAGAAAAATCTCTCATAATAATTTTTCCCTTAGTAACATGTATTTTATATAAACTTAAAACTATAAAAATATTTTTCCTTAAATTAATAAATTTTCAAAGTCATTTTCTTTGAAATTTTCTTCTTTTTTCTCAATATTTCGTAATCTTTCATCAATATCATAAATTAATTTTTCATAATCTTTGATTTTTTCATCTTTTTCAACAATTGTATTTTCTAATTTTAAAAATTCTGGAGATTTAACAGTGATCTTTTCAACTTCTTTACTAATTGATAATGCTGGTAAATGTTGAATATATTCCTGTTTTAAATCAGCAGGATTGGTCATGAAATATACTTCATCAGTACTGTTTTTTGATTTGCCTTGCAGGTCATTTACTTTGTCCAGACTCATACCATCATTATATAGTGTTGAGGCATGGAATTTTCTGAGCATGTGGCTGCGGAATCTGTTGTAGTTTCCTGCTTTTCCTAATCCTAATTCATTGTTTATTTTAATGAATTGTTGGTTTAGGTAGTCTTCATGTATTTTGAATAGTTGGGATTCTGGTGTTAAATTTTGTCTTGATAGTAAGTGATGATTTATAGCTGTGACTGCTTCTGGACTGCAATATGTAATATAATATTTCTGTGTTTTTTGCCTTAAAATATTAAAAGTAGGGACAACATTATCAATATTATTTAACACATCTATCATTTCCATAATATTGTCTGTATTATGGTATTCTTTAGTTGCGTTCATATAGTCCATTACAGTTAAATTTAATGTTTCTCTTCTGGCACAACCTGAACTACTCATGAATAATATAATAGCTTTCATGGTAGAAGTACATATATTAACTGCTTCACGAATAATTTCTTTATCAGGTAAATCTTTAAAACTGATCGGTTTGGGATTATTATAACTTTTTTTATCAATTCGTGGCAGATCATGTATTTCAATTTCAAAATATTTATATACAACAAGAACTGGTGTGAAAGTATTTGATACAGTGTTATAATAATAATTATCCATCAAATACTTACGAAAATTTAATAATCTTCTTTTTAATGTACGATGTTTCCATCGTATACCCTGTTCTTCTTCTTTTTCTGCTTCTTCGATTAATTCGGCTAATGATAACTTATTCAATTCACAATATTTATTTATTGAATGTTTGTAAATGTGCTGTGTTGTTTTTTTATGATTTTTAACAGAATGGATCTCATTTAGGATTTCTTCATTGGTTCTCATATTTATCAAATCTATTTTTCTCTTTTTATATTGTTTGATGTAGAGTGCATTTGATAAGTATGTGATAATATGTCTACTGTCGTGTCTACAACGAGTTAATTATAACATACTTAAAACATTCTACTCGATTAAATATTATATCAAAAATATGTTTTAAATTTTATCCCCCCAAAATTAAACCCTTATCCTTGTGCTGCGTTTATAAAAAGTGGAAGTAATTTAAATAAGCATCATTGTAAGAATCTATAAATCTTATGAGTACTCCAAATTCATCTTTGTATATTACTGTTGCTGTTTCACTATTGCTCCATTGGGTGCCTACTTCTGCTTTTTTTAATTCACTCCATGAGATGTTCTTATAGATATCTCCATCTTTTAATGTGAATGCAGGTTGTTCATAAGTTACTATTTCAGGTGTTACTGTTCCTTGTGGCAGGATATGTTTTACTGTTTCATTTACTGATTTGTAACCGTTTAATGCTTGTATTTCTTTTATTTTATTAATTAAACTTACTTCTAATTTTATTGTGCTTCTTTCCATAAGTCATTCCCCCATTTTTAAAAAAAATTAAAAAAGTTATTGTCCTGATATTACAGGACAAAACTTAAAATTGTTAACAATATTGAAATTGTACATAGTACAATTGGAAGTTTCTTTGGATTATCCCTTTCAGATATTACTAATATTATGAATAGGCATGTTATAATTACATTGATTATATTTGTTAGTGTTATCATTTTTTTATCCTCCTTTTTTGAGAAAATTTAAATAATAAAAATTTTAATATATTAAATTGTGTGAGGAGATTTTCATCCCCTCATTAGTGTTATTATTATTGAGATGACTTGGAGTATTAATCCAAGTATCCCAATTAATTCTTTTCTATCAATGTTTTTCACCTCCCTGTAGTTCTATTATTATATTGGTTACTATAGTATATAAAGGTTTCTATTTATTACTACTTACTTTTATAAAAAAAATAAAGAATTCCACTAAAAAAAAGTAGAATCCATCAAAAAATCATGTTCTCCCATCATCACTTACAGCCCAAGCAGGATTAATATTTGTAACACTAAACCTACTACCACAAATCAAAGAACCTAACCCTTTACCTTTTGCAGCAGCAGAAGCATCAAAATTAACCCACTTACCATTCAAAAATACCTGACACCAAACATGACCATACGTCTTATTACAATAAATTAACCCCCTAACTATCCTAACATTATAACCCTGCTCTTTTAAACTATAATACGCCAACTGATTCAAATCAGTACAGTTCAAAGGCAATCTACTTTTCAACCTTGACAAAGATTGAGATTGAGTATAAACATCATTATAATACAAACCATACACCCCTTTATAAAATGCATTGTACAATGATTTATAATCACTAATCTTAGTATTTGTAGCATTACTTATACCCTTTGTAACATTACCCACAACAACAGAAGAAGCAGAAGTATTTGTTGATGTTTCATACCAAATAAAATTCGGAGATTGACCATTATGTTCAACTTCCCACAAACTGCATCTTTTAGCCATATCCACATAAGTAGATTTATAAAACCTTTTACCATCTTTACCAGTCACATAATTAGGTAAAAATGAATGATCCTTATTGTCTACAATTGCACATTCTACAAATTCAGTTATCAAACCATCACTTTGATAATTTGTACCTCTTTCTTTTATTACACGAATAATAGTTGCATAATCTGCTTCTCTACCCTGATAACCATATTTCGGTCGAGTATTAAATTTCTTATTATTATTTACCAACCAGTACGCAATACGATTCATATCATTACCATACAATTCATACATTCTTCTTTCTTTACTCATAATCCCACCTTCTTTTTAAATTTTAAATCATCCAAATATTCCTTTAAAATACTGCATTTTATAATTGCATCTTCAAAACAACAAGGAACCTCTTTATCACAAGGATCATAAAATGCACATTTTTCACATTCTTCACTAATCATCCCAAAATAATCCCCCTATCAATTTTTAATGTACAATCAGTAATCTTGTTTGTTCTAAACGAGGATTCTCTCCAGCAGCTCCTCTTTTTACAATACCCTCCAACATATAACTTCCAGGGTCTAATCTAATCGGCAGTATTGCTCTACCATTAGCATCAGTTGTTCTTTCATAAGAAACACCATTTACAATAAAATTAATTACCCCATTTTCCCCTGTGTTAATTTCAGGATTGGAAGAAATAATTTTACCGTAAACAGAATTTCCATAATTTAATTCTAGTTTAACTCCATCTTCTCCCGCAAGGTCTGATAAACGACCCATTACTAATCTAGTGTTTTTTAAATCATCCATTGTGGTTTCTAATATTTCTTGTCTTGCAAATGTTTCAGAATGTTCATCATCCACCAAATCTGCATTTAAACCTGAACCTGCTCCATCCACTTCTTTTAATTTATTTAAAATAGTTGTGGGTGTTTCAATGTTTCCATCTTTACCATCTTTTCCTGCAGGTCCAGTATCACCTTTACTTCCTTTATCACCTTTAGGACCTGTTGGTCCTGTTGGTCCAGTATCGCCTTTTGGTCCTTTGAAATTTCCAATTAATATTTTTTTAACCATCACCAATCCTCCATAATCAGTTATTTTTTAAGAATGTAATTGTTTGATAACAGTAACCGGTTTTATTCTGCCCATATCCTGTTCTCACTCTTCCATCAGAATTAATACGAAGCAACATGTGTATTCCATGACTGGAGGATATTCCAAAATCCGTAAATTCCCCATCAGTATCAGGGAGGTATTGGGAATCGGTGATTGTACACCATTGTTTCCATGATTCTGTAAATTCTCCAGCAAGATATAATCTTAAAGTTACAACGTTCCCCTGTCGTGTAGCAGTAACTTTTGAATCCCCACTACCAAAAACAGTTTGTGAAACAGTAGAGGGAATATAATCATGAGTATGATGTTTCGCGGCTTTATTCTCCAAAATTGTTGTTACACTCACATTTTGATCATATGCATAATGTATTTCATCACTGGTATGCTCATGCCCAGTATTTGATTTCCCATTCAAAGCACTATTTACCACCTTATTCTGCACAGGATTCTTCGAAGATGAAGATAAACTAGAATCAACAACTGTTTTATTAGCCCCATCATCAATATTCTCTAATTTTTTTTCATGATCGTAAACATAACAATTTACATCGGTCTGTCTATTCAGTCCATATTCTACCGCCCACATACCATCCTCTACATCAGGGTTAATCTCGATATCACGACTTAGATGGCCGTGGTTAATATTTGCTTTATTTGCTAATTGAGTATTCATTTCTGTTTGTGTAACATACCCTGATAAGTCAACTGTTGTTTCAGTTGAACCAATTTTCTCAAATTTATTATTAACCCAAATATACTCATCATAAATATTACCCTCAACAGAAGCTGAAGTATTTAATTTTAAATACATTACTCCAACTTCCCCTGTAGATGGTAATGAATTTACTATTGTTGCTGTAAAACCAATTAATGAATTTATCTGAGAATTAATATTATTTACTTTCACATCTATTTCAGTTTCAGTATAATACCTTTCATCATGATTATGTCCAACATTTGATTTCCCACCTAATTTTGAATCAATTTCTGTTTTCTTATAATAATCATTTAAATGTTTAACAGCAATATAATTGCCAACATGTACCTGATAACTATTTGCTCCATCTTCACTAGCTATATTTAAATATAAATCACCAGTAGTTTCATCATGCTCAAATACTGGAGGGTTGGTTTCATCATTACAATAACACCATAGATTTCCTTCAGCATCTCCTGCTAAAGTGAAAAAACCTGGTGGAGGTACTGTAATATTTAATAATGGGTTTGCCCATTTGTCGAACAATTCATCAATGGCTTTACTTACTGTATTGGCATCTGTCTTTAATATGTCGATGTCTAGGAAATCTTCAATGTTTCCTATTTTTGTGCCTAGGTTTGTTTCTCTTAATCTTGCACATGCATTATTTAATGCTTTTCTTTCATTTTCAGTTAGTTTAGTCATATTACACTCTCTCGTTTAACATTACCTATTTTAATCTCTTTATCACCATTTAGATAAGGATTATAACTTATTTCTGTTATTTGTGCTTTGAACACCTCTGAATCTGGGAATCTTACATATACAAAATCCCCTACATTATAATTGTGTCCTGGTGTTTCTACAAGGTCTACTTTTATGCTTTCATTTTTCTCTAACCATTTTGTGTTATCTCCTGAACCGTTTAATTTTTGCCAGCATCCAATCAGTACTTCTTCAACTGATTGTTCGCTAGTTTCAAATGGTTCTAATTTTGGATTACCATCACATACTGTGAGATAATTGAAATCTACAAGTGTTGGTAAAGCATGAATATATAATTCTCCTCTTGGTTTTACATAGGGGAATCTTGAAAATTCAAAAAGTTTTGTTGTATCACATGTTAATGATACAAAATCACATCCTTTTAGTTTGAAAGTTACGTTGCCGTACCAGTAGTTGAATTTTGATTGTTTTGTGATTACATTTACTATATTTTGTTTTGAATCACTTTCATCACCAGTATATTCTGCAGTTATTTCTTTATATTCTCCTACTTTTTCTTTGACTGTTTTTGTTGCAGTGGTTGTTGTTTCTGCTTCTCCAGGAGTTAATTTAACTTTTTTACATTTTCCATGACCCCATTTGTCTCCTCCACAGTATCCGCAGTAATCTGCGTCACATCCTCCTTTTTTCATGCTGCAAGTTATTTCGCCTTCATACACTTTTTTAGGATTGTCGGTTAATGTTCCAGTTTTGCCACAGTTTGGGCAGTAGTTTTTCCAGGTTTTTGTGTATCTTTTATATGCTGTTCCTGCACAACAGCCACATGATGGCATCATGTTTACGGTTATTGTGTTGGGATCTCCTGTTGTGACATTTTCAGTTACCTGTTTTTCTACTTCTTTTTCAACATATTTCATGAATTTTATTGACTTATTTTTGTAGTCAATAGTTATTTCGCTTTCATCCTGAATTAGATTCGGTTGTTGGAAATATATCATTGAAGTATTGGGATCATCATCTGCTATTCCCTGATTAGTTATTTCAATTCCTAGTGTGGATGCTCCTTTTATTTTTTTAATTTTGAGAATAGGGTATGATTCGCTGATATATTTTTCAACATCTAAAATAGTACATCCTGGGATTTGACGTGGTGTAATGGTTGGGATTTTATTTGAAGAGGTTGTATTTTGTGTGTACATGAATGGCATGTATTCGTAGTTTTCATAATCTTTTATATAGTGAATATTTTCTTGTACAAATGTTAAAGAAACAGTATCTATTATTTTTATTTCATTAGAATTAAAGAAAACATCTTTTTTTGTTGTTAAATATTTTGCAAGAACATATATCAAATATTGGAAGCTTAATCTTCCACCTGTAATTGATAAGCTGTTTGGTGCTTTTGTTTGAGTTATGCAGTACGATTTGATTATTCTTGCTAATTGTATTATTTCGTCCTGTTTTATGATTGAATCAATATGGCTGTGTGATGGTAAATCTGCACAATCTACAATTTTTAGTGAAATGTTTTCAGAGTTATTGTCTTCAGTGTTGATTATTGCTTCTGCAAGTAGAAGTATCATTTGTCCCATGCCTATTTTAACATTGTAGACTTTGTTTTTTGATGAATCTTCATATATTTCACTATGTGATATTTCAAACTTGTTTGGGAAGTATTTTTGAACATCAAGAAGTACTAATAGTTTTTCAGCACAATCAATAATGTCTTGTATGTAAAAATCATATTCAAATAATGTTGGTGGAATATTATTGTTTACATCAAGATTGTAAAATTGTCTAAGTATTTTTGAATAATCTACTTCATCAGTATTTTCTGAAGAAATTACTGGCATTATACCTAATGCATTTTTGGTTTCATCACTACTATATGATAATTCATTAGTATTTTCTCCAATTACAACACTTTCTACAATTTTATTGTGTGTTACTCCATAATTTGCAGGTTTTAGTAATTGTATTTCTTTTATAATGTTATTATTTTTTAAAGAATAATTTGTTTTAAATACTAATCCTGATTGTTTTTCAATAGCTTTTAATAAGTTGTATTTTGTTATTGAGCCTTGAACATTGATTAATCTTTTACTATAATCAATACTGTCAATATCTGTTTTTGTAACATTGAAAAAACCGTTCAGTAATTTGTTTAGGAATAATTTGCTGATAATGATTGTGTTTCCATTTACATGTGACGCATAATTAGGGTCTCTAATATAGAATGGTTTACAATTGTTTAATTCTACAATTATTTCTTCTGCATCTACATCAATAGATTTGTCTATATAATCAAAGGTGCATTCACTATTAATAACAAACAAACAATTATCAACAAAGATTTTGTTTCCTTGTTTGAATAATTGCTTGTCTTTTTTAACATTTGTAAGTTTATGTGATAGTTTTAATGTTTCATATCCTTGATATTCATCAGTAATATGTATTTCTGATAATTCAGTATCTAAAAATTGAAGAATATTTTCTTGATTATCTAAAACAACAACCATACTTTTTATCCTCCTTTTTCATAGTAAATTACATCAGTCACTTTACAATTGATACTGTTTTCAAAATTAAAATGATGATCCAATATGAAAAAACTAGAATCTACACTAATACAATTAGGATCTATCTTGAACCATTCACCATATTTTTCATAGAATACATTTCTATTTTCACAATCAATTTTAATCTTTGTTGTTTCAGGTAAGTTTGTTATAAACTCTCCTTCAAGTTTCATTATTTGTCCAGATTCTGATTCAATTATTTGTATGCTTGTTGATTCATCTTCACTTAATTTATACAAAATAATGTCTGGTTTTACTTTTCCAATTGTGGGTATTGTTCCTGCGAAACTTTTTCTTAATGGGTTAATATTTCTACTTAAACCACTAGGGATTATTAAGTCCACTTCACAATCATAACCTCCAACCATTGCTTCTGCATCAATTGAATCTTCTATATAGTAATCAAAACATTCTTCAGGTGCGAAAAAGAAACTAATGTTTTTTAGGATTGGTGAATCTAATGTGTCTCTTTCAGGATACAGGTAGTCACTTACATATTTCATGATTTCTGTTGATTCTTCAAAATCATCTCCGTAAACTCTGAATTTTAATTTGATTTTTTTATCATCAACATTGACTCTTATAGGGTATTTCCCATCTGCTCCTTCGATTTTATATTTTTCTGTATCAAAATTAGCTCCACGAGGTATTTCTGTTTCATGACTCATACTTATAAGGAAATATTTGCAACTAACTCCATTAATGTAGAAATCACAGTCTTCTCCACTATTTTTTGAATAATATACTGTGATTTGCACATTTTTCATTTCAACCTGGAATGGAGTGACATTGTCAAATGCATCATCAATTTGTAAGAAAAACCTTAAATCATTTAATATTGTGTTGATTTCTGGAAATGGAATGCCGAAATTATGGAATTTTCCACCGAATTTAAAGTTAGTGTCATTTCTAGTGATGTTTATGCTGTCTAAATAGTAATCTAATTCATCAGCATCTAATGTTCCAACACCACAAATTAAATTAATTGATTCTTCAACACTTATGTCTCCAGTTATTTCTATTCCATGAATCAGTACATTATTGTTTTCTAATCCTTGCCAGTTGAAACCTTCAAAGAAATGTTTTGTAGATAAAGCTAACTCTGGAGGTTCAAGTAATAAATTTGCAGTGCTGCCTACATCACCTAACAAATATCTTTTTGGAGATAAAGCCAATACTGGATATTCATAACCTGCATATCTTTCTTTAAGTATTAAACATAAGTTAGCAAATTCTACAGTTCCATAGTCAAAATCTATGAAATTCCCATAAAAAATTAGATAGATTGGTTTACTTGCATCATATGTAAACTCACAGGATAACTCTTCCCATATGTCCTTAACACTGATTTGATTGGTATATGAATTTGTTGTTCCATTTACAACACAAACTCTTAAGTTTTTCAAACCTTTTTCAATTTTAGAAGCATTTAACAGTCTTCCTAATGCTGAGAAAACATAAGTTTCACCATGCTCAAGATTTGATAATGTGAATTCTGACAAATTCAATACTGAATAATAGGATTTATATGAATCAGGAATGTTTACTTTCACTTTATCTGTGAAAACACCTAATAATAGTGGGCTGGTCATTTCAATATTATATTCTCCACTACTTTTAGAGTATAACGGAATATTTGTATCATAAATAATGTTTCCACTATCATCTTTTTGCCATTGTGATTTTGAAATTTGTAAAATATTATTGGATAAACCTGGAACAGGTTCTTTTACAGTTAACCCTCCAAAATTCAGATTTAGTGTTAAATCTAATGGAGCATCAGTTTTTAAAGTTATGTTTAAGTATGTTAAATCTGTAACTGTATCCGTACTAATTTCAATTTCTTTGTTATTTGCATAGAAATCCCATACTTCCAATTGGGGTTTTTCTACTACAAATGTTGTTTTTGTTGAATGACCACTATTGTTTTCATCAAGTGTGATTGTAAACAATCCTTCAGATGTTGGAGTTACATAGAATATTAATTCTGCTTTACCATTTGTTGTTGCTTGTCTCCATATGCCTGTGGTCCAGTCATAATATGGTGAATCATATGTGATTTCACAGTCTCCATTTGTGATTATCTTTATGTTTGCCGATATTTCTTCTGAAGGTTTTGTTCCACTGGTTTCAACCATTGTGCATTTTACAGCTACTTTTTCACCGTAACTAACAATATTTGGTTCAATGCTAATGCTTGGAATATAATTCCCAGTTGTATATACTACAATTACTCTTAAGTATTTCATTTCAATGTAACATGGGTTTGTAGATGTATTTTGTGGTAAATCAAATTTAACATCAAAATTTGGAGTGTTAATGTCTTTTCCTTTTAGATTCAAATTATTAAATTGAACTTCATATTCTCCAAAATTATTTCTAGGTGGAGCATTACCTGTTTTTGACAGGTTTAAACTACTTAATATGATTTCTGGATTTGAAAAACTTCCATGTGCAGTTTGACTTATCTGTGCAGAGTATGCTAATTTTCTATATGAATATTGTACTATTATACTCGTTACTTTAGCTGAATCTGGAATTAATCCATCATATTTAAAATCATATCCACGTATGGTTGATGGATGTTTTCTTGAACCATTTCTTCCAGCAATCGCATTTTTATATTTTGCTCCAGGATCTGCATAACCCCAATGTCCCACAGTATTTAAATCATTTGTAATATTTTCAATATGATCACATGAACGATAAGGTATGTTGTTTCCTTCTATATTTTGAACTTTACTAGGGTATCTTAAAATACTAGGCAATTTAATAATCCCTCCATCATTTTTTTTAATTTTTAATAAAACCATCATACTCTGAATTAAACATTAAACAGTTTAATTGAAAGCTAATGTAATCTCCTTTACTTACACCATCAGGAAAAGCAAATTCAACACTCACATATTTAGCACCAGCAGGTATTTTTGATGTTTTAATAGTACATCTTCCTTTATTACCCATACCTTCATTAGCAATATCCATAATTTCCTGATTTTCAATTAATTCCCCATCTTTATCGAAAAATACAAACCCCACAAGTATGCTTTCAATAGTATTTTTTGCATCATAATTAGATGAAAACACAATACTGAAAGCATCATCAGGTATGTGTACCCCTTGATTGTTCTGATGGATTAAAAGAAAAAAAGGAGAAGTTAAATCAACATTCTCAGAGAGATATGTTTCTTTAACTTTCAAAGTATAACCATTTCTAAAAGGAACAACTTCAAAAAAATCACTATATGGGTTGAAATTAAAATCAAAATGTTCACAAACAAACAAACTAGATAAACTAGATTCCATACAATATTGAATGTCTTCACTAAATCTGTTAGTTAATGAAACATCTTTACTTAATTTAAATGAATATACATTGTAAGATTCCCATTCATCAGGTTTTACCTTGTTTAATGAAACCATACATTTATGTGATTCAAAATCGTTTTTATCTTCCAGATATCCATGTTTGTTACTTATGATATTACCGAAGATTTCACATTCTTCAGGATTAATTTTTATAGTTTCCATTATCTTTTAACCTCTCATCCTTTTAATACGATTGTCTCTTTTAATTAAAGCTTCAGCAATGCGGTCAATTAATTTGGAATCAGTTATCACTTCTTTTAAAGTTGTGATTATTGATTTTTCATCAATATCTTCTCCTTCAACAGTAACATTAAGATTATGATCTATTGTTAAATGCACATCATCAGATGTATAAGACACTAAATTATCAGCAGCAGTATTATTCCTATTATGTTCAATATTCTGGAAGTATGCATTTTGATTTGTTTTCATTAAATCAATAATATTATATATTCCATCTGTAATTATTCCGAATACATCTTTAGAACTTCCTCCAGGACTTGCTGAACCAAAACTAACTCCAGAACCTCCACGGAATATTCCTCCACGTTTTTGGAATTGTGTCATATCATATATTTGACCATTAATCATAGCTGCTACATGTCCTATTCCATTCCATGATCCATGAATCATGTGTCCTGATAATCCTAACATAGATGCTATTTCAATTATCATTTCTGCACCATCGAAACAGTTACATCTTACTTGATCCCAAACTTGCTGATTACTATATCTTGAATTATAGTAGAATTCATAAGTACCAGGGTTTTGGAATCCTCTTGCAGTTAAAATTTTTCTTAAAAGATCTTCAAAGTTTCCAGGATTTAATTGCGGTTGTTTTCCATCACGGAAATCTTCCACATGATAATCTGAAGGTATTTGAATTCCAAGGAACCATGGGTCGGCTATCCTCCATTTGTATGCAGTATTCATTATTTTATTCACATTAGTATCAGGAATTCCTGCAAAACAAGTATTTGGATTAACACAACCATTAACTCTTGCCAAATCATTAATCACACTTGTTGGTAAATTATAATCTAAAATATTTAACCAGGATTTGCTTTTATTGTTTTGAGGATGTTTTACTTTAGAATTAGTGTCAATTACTCTGCCTTTTCCTTGTCCTAATCCTCCAGCAGCATAACTTGCTATTGTGCCTTTTGTGGATTTTCCAAAGTTAATGCTTCCACCAGGTAATGTTCTTCCACCAATTGAACCTCTTGTTATGTTATGTGCGGGACCTGCTGGTAACCCACTACTGAAATGTGCATTGGCTAATTGATTATAGAAACTTGCAATACTTCTATGAAGGCTGCTGAATTTATTGTATGATTGTGTTTGTATGCTTCCTGCAGCTGAAACAATATTGTCTTTCATTACTCCCCATGCATTAGTCATTTTATTTGTTACATCTATTGTGGAGTTACGTACTTGATTTAAGTTCTGGGTTGTTGTTGATTTAATATTGTTCCATGCTTGAGTATTTGAATTATTCATACTTGTTAATGCAGTTGTTACTCCATTACGGGTTGTTTGGAAGCTTGTTACTATTCCTGCAACTCTCATTTGAATAGACCCTGCATTTAATGCTATTCCTGCAGTTAATGTTGAAAAGCTTGTTCCAATCATATTGTTACTTGCAGTGATGCTTTCACTAGCTAAAGCTACTTCTTCAACAAGACCATTATATTGGTCTCCAGTTTCTTCAGTACCTGAATTATTATTGCTTAAATCAACATTTGCACTATCTGTTTCAACTTCAGTGTTTGTTGTTACTGGAGTTGTGATAGTTGTTGAAACATTATTTAATGCATTTTCAACATCAGCAGTATTGAATCCATTTACAATGTTTTTTCCAATATTTTTACCTGCTTCATATGCTGATTTTCCTTTGTCTTTAACTCTTTGTAGCATATTCAAGAATTCGAGTACTACTTTTTCTTGGATTATTCCTGGTGAATGTATTCCCATTGCGGAAAGCATTCCGTCTACAATTTTTTTACCGATTTGCTTTGCATTTTCAACTAATTGTGAGCCTGCAGATAGTATTCTTGAGCCTATGTTTAGGAATTCCTGGTATACTTTTTGAGGTAATTGCTTTATCCAGGACATTACTCCAGATACTACTTTTGAAGCTGAAGTTTTCCCATTACTTATCCATTGTGCTCCTGCAGTTATTATTCTTACAGCTAATGCTAAGAGATATGTTTGTGCTCTGTCGGGTAATTGTTTTAACCAGTTTATTATTCCATTTACAAAGTTAGAACCTGCTTTTACTGCATTATTCCATAGTTGATTTGCCCAGGAAACTACAGTTGAGATTATGGTGCTTAGTATTTGTGCATACATTTGCAGTATTGTTTGCCAGATTAAACTTAATGCTTGAGATAATGAGATTTGCCCAGTAAGGAATGATTGGAATATTCCTATTACTTGTCCTATTGTGTTCCAGATTATTTGCAGTACATTTATTACAAGTTGCCATGCTGGACCAAATACACTTAATAAGAATTCTCCTACTGGTCCTAATGTTTCCATTAGTGTTAGGAAACCTTGGTTTATTAATTCAACAGGATTTCCCCCATCTCCTTGTAGTGTTGCAAAGAATGATTCAAAGGCTGGGCCTAATGTTGATTCTAAAAATTCAGCAATTGGACTTAATACTTCTAATAATACATTCCATGCATCTGTGAAGAAACTTAATGCTCCAGTGAAATCTCCTCTTAATAATGATTGTATTCCATTGAAAACATCCCATATTATGGTGAGTATGTCTATTGCAAGTTTAACTCTAAATATGAAACTTTCAAATACTACTCCTATTGCATCGATAACTGCTCTTGTTCCATCAACTTTTCCTTTAGCACTTTCTGGGAATATTTCATCCCATATTCCTTTCAACCAATCTACAACTGGTTTGAGGGATTCGTTTAAATCAGCCCATGCGTCTTGAATTGCTTTGATGGTTGCTTTTACATCAGGGTGGTTTATGAATGCATCCCATAATCTGCCAATATTATTTTTTATGGCTTCGAGCATGGTTCCTACATCTTTCCACCAACCAAAAGCTATTCCAACTTCATATACTGCAAAAGCTATTGCTGCAATAACTGCTACAATCGCCCATAATGGGGCTCCTGCAATAGTAATCGCCATGAATCCTGTTGCAGCACCATATAAACTTGTGATAAAAGAGGGCATTACTGATGCCAAAAATCCTGCCAAACCTAATTCTGATGCATGTACTGCTCCTGCAAATAATGCAAATGCTAAAGTTAATCCTCCAATTAGTACTGCTCCTTGGGCCCATGCATTATTTTTAACATACTTTACTAAATTTGTAATAGCATCAACAACACTTATAATTATTGGAGTTATTGGAACAAGTACTGATTGTATTAATTGACTTCCAGTTACTGTTAATGCTGCCCAAGCATCATCTAATGTTACAATTTCCTGTGCAGTTTGGGTGAACCCCATGTCATCCAATGTTTTGTTCATTGCTTGGAGTAATCCAGTTTTATTATTTATATCTCCATCCCATCCATTTTTCATGAGCATGTCTTGAGATATGCCTATTTCCTGCAGTCTTCTGAATTGACCATCCATTGCATCTGATACTGCAAGTATTGCATCTTCTTGTGTTCTTCCTTCTTTTACGAAAGCTGAACTCATTACTGCAGTTGTTTTAGTAAGTTCATCCATTGAAGCTTTAGGAAGTTTTAATTTCACTCCCATTTCTAATGCGGCTGCACCTACTGCATTCATGTCAACTTTACGAAAACTATCTTGCATTTTGTCAACAGCACCATGGAATTGTTGTAGTTCTCCTTCAGTCATTCCTAGTCTTTGACCGAATCTTTCAAAACTTGCAGCTGCATTTATTGATTCTCTTGCTCCTTGCACCATACTGTTTACAAGGTCAAAACCAATCATTCCTACAGTCATACTTGCTGCCGTTCTAAGAAATCCAAGACCTCCACCAGCAGTTTTAGCTCCGTTTCCAAGTCCTCCAAAACCAGTTCCTGTTTTTTGTGAACTTGTTCTTAAACCTTCTAAAGCTAATTGTGCTTCTCTTGCATCTCTTGCAACATTATCTAAACCAGTAGTATGGAAGTTTAGCAATGAATTTACTTGTTGAAGTATACCAATTAAAACTAATAATATTGCTTTTAGTAGTTCTGCTGATGCTGTTGTTCTACTGAATCCCGAACCATCAATTGAATCTAAGGCTGCATCTGTTGAATGTGCACTTGTTCTAGCTCGATCTAATGCCATGTCTAATTGTGCTGCACTTGATGAAGTTGCTGTTAATGTGTATCCAGTTATACTATTTATTCCACTGCTTAAACTAAGTGCACTGGATGAAGCTTGTTTTAAACTTGAAGATAATAATCTGGTACTATTATTTGAACTATTCATCGAGGAAGATAATCTTGTAGCACTAGATGATGCTGTGAGTAAATTACCTGAATTAATTGTGTTGATTGAAGTGTTAAGTCTATATGCACTATTCATCGATGTATCCATTGAAGTGGTTAATAGTTTTGCAGAATTAGATAATTGATTAATTGTATTGGGATTGATTGAATTTAATGCTGTTTTTGTAGAATTAGTGCGATTTGTAACTTCAGTTAATTCTTTATCTAACTGATTAGCAGAGTTTTTGGCTTTATCCATACTTGAGGAATCAAATTGTCGCATTGCATTTTGAGCTTGTTGTGCTGCTTTTTGAACTTGCTCCATTTGTGCTTGTATCTCTTTTAATTGAGCTTTAACACGGTTTTCCAGTTCAATTATTAACTTTACAATATTATTGCTCATTGTTCTATTCCTCTGCTAATTTCTTGTTTTTTTCTTCTGACACGGTCTTTTAGAGAATGTGAAGCATGATTTGTACCTGAAGATTGTTTATCCTGTTTATCACGAACTAAGGGTACTGCATGATTCAAGAATAATTTCTGCCTAATAGTTAAATCTGCTTGGTTTTCTGCTAACATATAACCGATGTCTTGAAGAGTTACTACTTCAATAGCTATGTTTTCATTCTTCTTCACGAAATTCTGCTATATTATTATCCATTGATTCAAGGTTATCTAAACCACTGAAAATTAATGCTTCATTTACAATTAAGTCTAATGTTCCTGCTTTTAATTGTTCAAGGTCTTTTTTGGTGAATTTATCAGGATTGTCTGCATTGTCTAATACTTTTAATGCAAGGTTCATTTTTGCATCATATTTCTTTTTTTCCATTGCTGCGAGACTGGTTTTGAATTTTGTGGTGTCTTCTGCAAGGCTGGTTTGTTTTGCTTTGATGGTGGAAATCATGTCGAAGTTTCCTACATCACGGTATGCTGATGTGAATTGGTTGTATTCAAGGTCGCTTATTTCTCTTATTGCTACTTCCTCATTATCATACATTGGTAGTTCGATTATTTTTGTGTTTTTGATTCCACCGATAATCATTTCTTTTGTAAGCATAAATATCACATTTTTATATAATAATTTTTTTTTGAATTTTTAAAATAAAGTAATTGAATGAGAATAATCATATTCTCATTTCATTTAATCTGTGTAAACAGTGATTGTTTTTGTTTTACTTGCACCATCAATTAAAATATGTGCTGGTTCTACTTTAGTTGCAGTTGGTTCACCAGTCAACTCTATATCATACACTCCATCTTCAGCAGTAAGTGTTACTTCACCATTACTTGAAGATTCAGCATCAACAGTTGTGGATCCTTTCATTAATGATACCGTGTAATCAGTTGTTAATTTAGCACCATCTTTATCAACAAGTTTGATTGTTGCATCATAAGTTGGGTTGGGATCACTGTCTGCTTTTCTTGCAAATAATGCTCCAGCTAAATTTTTATAATGGTCCATTGTTGATTCAACTGTTTTTGATAAACAAACAATACTTAATTCATATTTAACTGGGTCTGCATTCATTGTTGCAGATGGTTGGTTGATAATACACATTGGACAATATAATTCGAATTTTTTATCACCGTTTCTAATGTAGAACATTAATTCAAAGTATTCTCCTGCAAGGTATCTTCTTGGTCCTTCCTCACTTCCCCAGTACATTTCCAGATATTTTTCATCAGTATCATCTACTGTTAAGTTTAAACCAATTTCTCTTTTAGCTGCTCTTGGTATTTTACACATGAACCTTGAGCCCATTCCTCTTGCATCATCAGTATTAACATTGTTTTTGATTTCAAGACTTATTTTATTGGTTTTACATCTCATTTCAGTCCATTCATCTTCACCAAATCTTCTCATTTTAACACTGTCTATATGGTAAAATGATAATGGTAATTTTCCAAAGTTAAACTCTGATAATTTTTTTAATGGTTGTTTACTATTGATTTTTGATTTGATTTCTGCTGATGCAGTTAAGAATTCTGATTCTACTTCAATACTTAAACTGTCCATCACCATACCTAAAATTTCCATTTCATAGGTTGCACATCCTGCCATCACAGTATAAGAAGGTAAGATACTACTATTTGTACCGTAGATAATATCTCCTTCTCTTCTTCCCAATACTGCTTCAAGAAGGTATTCTAATGTTTCCATTTGTAAGTTGCAACTGAAACTGTTTTCAGGTACATAGTAAGCAGCTACACCAGATTGATAATCCCTACTTACTCCTGAATCATATTTTGTAAATTGCTCTGGTGGAGATACATCCATCTCTGATATTTCAATATCAATAGATTCTCCACTAGAGTCTTTTTTTGCAAATTCTCCTTCTTTTACTAATCTTAAATATTTTAGTTCTTCTGCGGCTGTTACCATATTCTTTAGCCTCCATCACATTTTGGATTCTTAATTTTAAATCTTATTTGGAATGTTACACCTGCACTATACACATTTTTCTTTTTACCCAGACCATATGGAACCCATCCGAAATCTTTGGTTTTAATATTGAAAAATCCTAAGTCTCCAAGTAATCTTGAACTTATTATTCTATGTTCTGCCTGTGAAACTATACTTGTAGCTTCATGAATACCTATATTGGGATTTTTATTGTTAAGCACCTGTGAGGATAATATTATTTCTCCTTCAAAGGTTTCACTTAAACCAGTATCCGTAATATTTTTAAATGGTTCATCTACCCATAATTCCAGGTAAGGTAATTCTGGTGTTCCCAAACTTACACCCATAAGAGATAAATGTTTAATAGTGCCATCTTCAATCATTTCAGATAAAACCAGTTGGAAACCTTCCATTAGTTTATCATAAGCTTCTATGAAATCTTTCATAATCCCACATCTTTTAATGTTTCAGACACATATTTGTTAATTTTTGATTCAGTAGTTTTAACTGCATGAGGATAATAATGGTATCCCCTGAATGCTGCTACTTTTTTAGGTTTAGGGACAAAAACATCTTTACCAGATTTATCCACCCAATGCAGGGCTTTTTTATTTTTAGCTGAGAAACTTCCACGACCATCATGAACATATTTTTCATAACCTGAAGGTTTTCCTCTTGCTTTTATAACATACATTTCATCTGTTTCCCTTCTTGCAGTTATTGCAGTTAAAAGATTGTAACGATTGTATTTTATCCTACTTTGAAGGTAAGTTTTAGCATCTTTACTTGCTCCATCACTTACCTTTTTACCTAATCTTGGAGGTACTCGTAATATTTTTTCTTGCAGTCTTTCCCATCCAGTATAATCAAAATCAAAATGTATCATAAAAAATCATCAACTCTTATAAAAAATTAAAAAAAAATGTTTAGATTAAGAAAACATGAATCTTAGATTTTTTAATGTAAGGCTTCATTCTTTTTTCAATGTCTTCTGTGAAAATATTGTTTACTGCCTCATCAAAATCAAAATTTTCATGATCAGTAATTCCCAAGTCCTGTCTTACAGCATGGCTTCTAATAATGTTGCTGGTTAATTCAATAATGATTTGTATTACATCATCAGGAATTTTATCTGGTATATCATATTTCTTTTTAACCCATGATTCCATTGCAGTGTAATAATCATTAATATAATTATCTAATTCAGTAGTTTCTAAATTAAATAATTCTTCAGTATTTTTATTAGCTCCACTGTACTGTTTGATTTTTTTTAAGGTGTTTTCATCCAACATAAATTATTCCTATGTTTTAGTCATTGTAATGGTTAATGTAGTTGAATCATCACCTACAGTATAATTACCTGTGCTTTCAAAGTTTTCATAACCAGTACATGTTGCACCATATGAATAAACTCCATAAGGAACATTACTTATTGTACAGCCTCCAGCACTACCAGTACCGTTACAAGTGTAAGTTTTACCATCAGTAATATTTGTTAAAGTTACAATAGCTCCTTCAACAGGATTTGTTCCATCATTAACACTTACACCAATATTTTTAGTAAGGATAATGCTGGAGTTTATGCTTCCTTTATGTATGCAAGAGCAGATGCATCAGACCATGCAAACTGAATATCAGCATACATTGTAGAAGCAATATAATACTTGTTAGATTTTAAATCAAATTCAGATTCAACAATAATATTATCAGGATCAGCTAACCATTGAATGTTTTCTTTATGAGTTAAAATTACTGGTTTTTTAGTGAAACCATTACGAAGAGTACTGAAAGATGGAATTGGTACTAATGGTACTTCCTCAATACTGATGTCCCCATCTTTAGTAATAACTACATCATTAACAGCATACTTGTCATGATTATCTGCTACATATCTCCATACTGCTCTTTTAAAACTGTATGGTACAAATGCTGCTACTCCACCATCATTTTTATATTTATCAGGGAATAAATCCAACATTCTACGGAATTCTTTTAACGGATTGGAATCTGTTGCAGTTAAATCTATTGTTTCTTGATCTATATCAGAATCATCTTCTAATTTTTTCAAGATACCATCATTTACTTTATAAGAAGTTGCAACATTAGATTCAGTACTTGCAGTATTCCCATAGATTAATGTTCTTTCTAATGCTCTACCATTTGCATTACCAAATTGACCAGTTAAAGTATTCATGAAATTCTTTTGCTCAATACTGTCATATAATACAGTTCTGTGAACACCAGTTAAAGCACGATATTCTTCTGCATCAAAAGCCCTATTAGTGAATGTTGGGTCCTGTTCAGTATTTAATGTTTGAGGAGTTCCACTGATTCTTCCAGCTTCCAATTCAATATCAAAACTCATCATGTCCAATTCTCTTTTATGATTGTGAGTTGGAACAACTTTAGTCTTGTTTAAAAATGCTGTTTCTTCTTGAACAGCTTGCATGTATTTATCTGCTTTTTCCGCTTGAAGAACTCCGTTACCGAGTTTCCCACTTCCTTGTCCAATATCTACAAATTTAAGGATAAAATCTTTATTATACATGATTTTATCAGCTAACGCTTGTTCTACTTGTTTAATTGTCATTTTATATCAAACCTTCTCATAAAATTTTAATTATTAAGTATAATATCTTCTTTTTTTCTACCAAGTCATTCCATTTGAATTCCTGCCCATTCTCTCAAGGAATGATTTTTCAGAAGCATTGCCTTTTGCAAGGTCAGGATCAATACTTTTACTAACAGTAACATCTGGATTAACAGCACCCTCAGCAGTAATAGTAGTATCCCCTTTAACTTCTCCCCCATCATCATCTTTTGGAGGTTCTGATTTTTTAACAGCTCCAGGAACAGGATCCTCTTTTGGAGGTTCTGGTGGTTTTTCCCCACCTTCAAGTTTAGTTATCCTTGCATCCATAGTATCTAATCTTTTATCGATTTTACCTATTGCTTCTAAAATTTTATTTTCATCTTCCACAGGTTCATTATTTTGTGCTGGAGGTTCAGTTGGTTCTTGAGGTTCAGATTTAGCAACTAAACCATTAATTAATTTTTCAAGAATACCTTCTGAAACCCGCACATTATTTTTTCCATTGTCTTCTTTTGTCATAACTTCCACCTTATCTTCTGGTGTGATATATTTTTTCACAAATTCTTCATCATCTTCATATACTTCAAAAACCGCCATAGGATGTGATGGTTGATCAACAATACTGATTGTTGATGGTTTCCAATCTTTAATGTCTTTAAATTTCAAAGCCATATTTAACCTCCTAATCCTCTACTCATTTGAGCAACACTTTTATATGGTGCAGCCAGTATGCTGAAACCATTATATTCCCCATCTCGGATTGCTTGTTGTATTTCCTCATCAGTTACATCAACAGAAATAAACCATGATCCTTTTGGGTAAGTGTTTCCCATAAATGGTGTTGGTGATTCAAGAATATATGATTCTAAAATTCTTCCTACAGGTTGGAGTGTGTGCTGTACATCAACTCCTAATCCCAGGCGATTGTATATTAATGATGCTTGTCTTATTGTTTCTTCATCCAGTATGTCTCCTGTTGCATCAGGGATTCCTGGTATGCAGACTGCACCTTTCACAATCATAGTTTTATTTTGACTCCCCATTTTTTTATATTGGAAAAAAAATTAGTTTTGTTGGAGTTTTTTTTAGTAAAAAAGAAAGGAGGATTTTAAAAAAAAGGATATAAATATGTAAAATTATTAACTAATATTTTTTTATCCCCCTTCAATATATAGGAGTGGAAAAATAGAAAAAATATAAATTATCAAAATAAAATTTAATAATTAATCATTAAGATGAAAAAGAATAACTTATTTAAAACTACTGTAACTGCATTTGAAAAGTAATATATAACTATATTACTAAATAAACAAATAAAAATTAAAATTTTTATATACTATGAAAAACTAAAACTATAATTAATTAAATAGAGTCTTTTTACAATAGAATAAGGTGAAATACATGTTATGATATATAATTATATAATCTCCTTATTACTAATAGGGAGGACTTAACCTGCCATGAGCGATGAAAAATTGTTCTGGTTAAATGTTGTTTTAACTTTGGTAGAATTTATTCTTAAATTTATTTAAGGATAAATCTTAAGTAGTTGAATAAAAAACCTTAAGATAAAAGGCTTTTTGATTAGTATCTCCAGTACTAATTATGGCTCTATTTTTTCCTTTTATCTACACATATTATAAAGCTAATTTTTCTAAATATATAAATTTATGTTATTTTAAATTAAAAAATAGATTTTAAAGAAAATTATTAATATAATGTCTTGTTGTATGCATAATAAAATACATACAACCTCCAGAGACATTATAACCTTTTTACAATAGAATAAATCATTGTTCTAAACTTTAATAAAAGTAGTAGAACAGACAGTTTACAGTAAAAAACCTAGCAAAAATATAATACATCACACACTATTAACAATCATAGGCACAGTACAGTTTTTGCTATTTATTAATTTCTTCCACGTCCTTTATAAAACTTACTAAAAAAATAGAGTCTGTAAAATTTTACAGACACAAAAAATAAAATAAATATTATTTTTTGTAGTATGGATTTTCTTTAATAACTTCACTAATTAAATTATTTTGATTATCAAAAACTTGCTCAAGATAATGAGAAGCATAACACTTACATTCTTGTTCAAACTTACCATTATTTTTTGAAAGATAAATTATTATCTTTTTTTGACATTTATTTAATGGAATTACTTCAAAAAATATATTTTCCCCTTGAATATATTCTTCCATGTTATCCATCCAATATATAATATTATTAATTCTTTTAAATCAAATAGTTATAATTTATCAAATAATGATGTGAAATAAGGGTATTTTCTAATAAATATGTCAATTTCATAATCCATTAATTCTGGACCATTCATTGTACTTCTAGAATTTTCAATTTTATGTTCCAATAATCGTTTACTCAATAAATCTTTATTGGTAGCATTTTTTCCTAACTTTAAAGAATAACCTTTAGGTAACTCCATTCGAATTTTATAGGGTATCCAATCTTCCAGTTCTGTTAAATCTTGAAAATATTTTTTTAATTCATTTTTATTAACTTTATATTTTCTTTTATAAACCATAGATTCTCCCTCTTAAAAAAAATGCTTTTTTACAATATTAAAATTACTGCCTCTTTAGAGTTATAATTTTTATATAATGTTTTATATTTCATATTATTTAATAATACCCACTCATCAAGATGAGGGGAAAAATTCTCTTTTTGCATTATTCCTTCAATATAAGCACCATTAGTTCCAATAGGTGCTAAAATAGATATATGAAACTCTCCAAATTTTTTATTTAAAGAAGGATTAAAAGTTGTTGAAACTGGAGTTTCAAATACTCCTATTTTTCCAACATCCACAATGAAAAAATCATCATTAACTCTTCTATCTAACTTTGTTGGAACTTTAAGATTATCATATTTATTAATTCCATTATTCAAATTAAATAAATAATCTTCAAAATATTTTATTTCATTATATGAAAACAATCTAGTTTTTCGCATATATTCCATCAACCAAGAAGAATCAATACCATACTCAACTAGTTTTTCCACTTCACAACTCTTAAGATTATCTGGAATAGAATATAATTCCAATAATTTATTTCTTGTTCCTATTAAATCTCTTTCAAATTCTAATTCATAACTTTTATATTGTTTCATTAATCTTTGCACTTCTTTTTCTACAATTTTACTTTTAATATTGTTCTTAAAATGATTAATACTAATTTTAGTTTGTTTAACTTTTTCAGTAATTTTACTTCCAGTATTTTTAATCTTATTACCTATGTTTGATATAGTTCTAGTTATCTTATTTCCAATTTTAGAAGTTACCTTCAAAGCATTCTGCTTAATACCGCTATTATTCTTACCATACAAGTAAGAACTATGTGGAATATTAAAAGAACTTTTATTTTTTAGATTACTTGGAGTACGATTAGTATATCTTAACCAGCATCCGCAGTTAGCTACATTTTCAGCACCACCATTCAAATCACCAGGATACATTAACTCAGCATGATAAGAACCATAAATATCAAAGTATTCATCAATAGGAACAGAAGCAATAATCCTTGCACGATGCCAAGCACGAGTCTTACCTTTACTACGACCATTCATCCAAACCTTATAACTATAACCCTCATTTAATGCTTGAATAAAACTAATATTAGACTCATTAGTATGAATAGAATCCTTAACAATATTTTTTAATCTTGCCTTACCTGTATCAGCATACTTCTCACTTAAAATCTTCCTAATTTCACTGTCAGACAAATTCCTAATACTATTCTTCCTTAACTCTTCCTCAATCCTCAATTGCAATGAATACTTAATATTATTCAACCTATTATTGAAAAATCCTGAGAAAATTTCCACATTAGATTTAACAGCATGATTAACAAACCTATCATCAATTCTATGAATTCTTTTTCTTTCATTAACCAAAGTATCATTAATAATCTTAGATGTTGTCTTCTCAATATTCTTAAGCTCACCTACATTCCCAAACAATACATCATCAATAACATGATTAATAATTTTATCCTGTAAATTTTCAACTTGCTTAAAAGCCTGATTACGATTCTTATATTTGTAAGTGAGGTGAATATTATCCTTCACAACCATAACTTCACGAATCTTACGAATCCTAAGCAAATATTCTAATTGTTGTTTATTATTCAAAAAAAAGAACCCCCACCCACTCACTACACTCTGCATATCCTAATAATTCATGTCATTATCTAAATCATTAATCAAACTGTTTAACTTCCCTTCAGCATCAATTGGATCATCACCATACAAAACCTTATCCAAAGACTGATTATTCATAAACCTACAATTATAATACTCATCATCTTCACTCATTTTCAAATCAAAAGATTCACCAAAACGATTAACAAACTCCCCTAAAGTCACTGCACCATTTTGCAGTAATTTAATTCCACGATCCAATACTTTACCTTCCTCATCAAAATTAACAGGCAAATACTCAAGTTTATGTGTAAATATTCCAAATTCCTTTTGAATAATAGTATTATTAATCAAATTAGCCATCCTCTTTTGCAATGTAGCTACTGTAGATTTACTATAATTTTTAAGCAAAGTTTCAGTACGATTACTAGCAATACCTGTAGACTCAGAATCACCTAAACGTTCACGAGGCACACGATGAATACGACGAATACGATCACCAACACTACCTGACAGTTCTAAAAAACTGCCTTCTTTTTTCTCATCAGCAATTTTAGTAACATTAACACTAACATTATTTTCTTCACTGGGAATAGTGAAAACTAAAGCAGTTCCAGGCTCATTGGACACTTCACGAAACTCCTGTTCCAAATCCTCTTCAAAATCATCAAAAGTATAATCTTCTTTTTCCTCAACATTACCTGTAACAGTAATAATATAATTCGGAATACCATGTGCTTTAAAATGCCCTTGCTGATACTCAATAATAGCATTATCAGTTAAAATAGCATCCAACTCGGACAAATATTTCGGTCTACCATAAACAAGACTTTCATTACTTTTAAGATTAAACCAGATTAAATCATTAGCACGATTTTCATCTGTAATATTATCATCCCACAAACCAGTTTCACGATTCAATTGCTTAATATTGTCAGGATCATATAATTTGAAATAATTTTCTTTATGCCCTATCTTTTGTACAACACGTTTTTTATCACGACACATTCTCAAGTATAAACTGCTTACATGATTAACACTTTTCAACTCCCCGTTTTCCCTAAGTAGTTCTAATCCTGCAAAACCAAAAGCTTCTAAATCTTCTAGAAATGATTCTATTTCCTCATCAAAATTAAAATCATTTAAAAAATCATCTAATCCTTCAGGTATTTCTTCTCCTTCTTTAGAGATTATTTTTTTACCTGTGAAAATTGCATCTTCACATTTAACAGTAATACAAATATCATGCAAACCACTAATATCACGCAACTTATCTAATTGGAACGGGTCATATGCTGGGTCAATTACTTCTGTACCATATGTTAATTCATCTTTACTCATTTCTTGAGATTTAATCTCATATTCATTTAAAACACTTTTAATCACTGAATCTCTTAAAAAGTTACTTTTAACTATTTTAACCATTATTAATTTCTCCTTCTACGATTTCTTTTTCTTAAAACTGTAGGTTTTGTTTGAGGATATAAACCTTCATGTAACAATGATACACTATCTACACGGTCATCATGTGTTGTTTCATCATCAGCTATTATTTTCTCTGATGGGAATTTCACAGCTTGTTTCATGAAATCTTTCAACCATTTACCACGAACAAATAATATCCGTCCATTATTCATTCCCCGTATAGTTCTACTTGCTCTTATTAATTTTGATTTAGGAACACGAATAAAAGTAGGATGATAGTCTTCGAATTCGTTTTCCCAGTATCTTTTAACTATTTTACCTGCAGCTGCAGGCTGATACTCAATCCAATTATCATACTCTGAATGTTCATCCATAATCCTTGTCATGTATTGCTCTAACTTACCTGGCTTTTTTTGTGTGCTTTTCTGATTATGCACTACACCTACTTTTCCTTGTAATACTGTTGAAAAACTACATACTGTATAATCAGAAGTACTTTTTTCTGTTGCTGCAATATCCCAGGTAATTACTTCTTGAAGAATATCCTTTTCAGTTAATAATTCATTAAACTCTTGTTTGCTAATTGTTGCTGCTTCAATTGTATCATAATCAAATACATCTCCAGCTCTTATTTCATAATCCCAATTACCAATCTGATACTGATAATCTGCTTTTGATAATTCACGTAAATTAGCTAAGTATTTTTCTTTGTCAATATATGGATTATGCCAGAAATTCATTTCAAAAAAAGGGTATTGTCCTTTAACAAATTTTTCATTTAAGTATGTTGATCCATCTGCATCAGCAGGATTACTAATATAGTAAATTGCTAATGGGAAAGTCATTAACTTATCAGTTCCTCTGAGACTACGATTCAGGAATTGCAGGTTTACTTTTTCAAATTCTGAAGCTTCATCAACAATGATTTTATGATAAGCACGACTTTTGAATTTCTCTTTGTCTTTTTCCAGAAGCATATATGAATAATAAATCCGTGCATCATTTTCATGGTTAATGAAACATCTTTTACTTTGATTGTGTTCTATGTAATCGAATGGTTCTGTCCAATGGTCCAGGTAATCTACTATTCCTCCAGTTGCTATTACATTATCATAAGTAGATCGTAGAATTAAGCAGCGGTAGTATGGTACTTCATAATGTTGTAAGGCTAATACTGCTCCAAGCATACTTTTACCAGAGTATGCTGAACCACCAATTAGTTTTCTTGTGTGGCGGTCTGCTATTGCATATAATTGTCTGTCGTATGGTGTTACTGGAATGTATGGGTTTTCAAGTATTGTTCTTTTAATCAACTTTTTTTGTTGTTGATCTAAGTGTATTTTCTTGTAATCTACTCTCATAATTCATCAGTGAACTTTTCTAAATCATCGTTAATTGTTAGTAATTCTTCTAATTCTTTGTCTTTCATATGAATTACATTATCATTTTCTTTGGTGGATGTTTCAATACTTCCTTGTATTTGAGTATTATTATCTTTAATATCTGTAGGTTGACCATGAGCTAGTCTGAAATTCCTGTAGATTATTTCCGCAGATTTATTTAGATTTAGAAAACTATTTGCTCGTGTAGTTGGAGCATTCTCATTACTATTTTCTTTTAGTTCTTTTTGTATTTCTTTTAGTAATTCAAAATCATCATTGAAGAATTCTTGAAACTTAGCATTTCCTTGTTTGAATAATTCATAGTTCCACTCTCTTTCTTTTTGATCCATATGATTATCATATAATCGGCATCTTTCAACCCAATTCCATCTTGAAGAGAGTGTTTTTAGTTGACTTAGTGAAGGTATGTTTTTTTCTTCAGTATGCTCCGATTTCTTCAACTTTATTATCTGTGGGAATGTTCTTTTGGAACCTAAATCTCTGTATTCTTTGAACAGTGAATAGCTTTTACTTGGTTCTCCTTTTTGTCTTTCCCATGCTTCAGTCATAATCCCCCCATCCTTATATTTTTTTTGAACATTATTGTAATGTTTATTCTTTTTTGTTGAACACGAAATTTTAAAATACGTGGTTTTTTATTTTCATAGTGAACAATATAATATTGTTTAGTTTTGAATTTTGAACAAAAAAAAGTTTTATTAGTTTTTTATAATAGTTTTATGAAATTCACAATAACAAACTGAAATCCATCAATCAAAACTACAATCAAAGCACCAACAATTGCTATGAATACTCCACTTTTTATTGTGAATAATTGATTATCATCATTAGCTTGTTCTTCCTGAATAGCCAATTGTTTTGTTTGAATTTCAATACTTTTATCCATTCTCTTTATCAGTTTTTCTAATTGCTTATTTTGAAACTGATCACTTGCTTCCAGTTTACTTATACGAGATTCCTGTTTACAGTATTTTTCATGTAAATCTCTTACTTGATTATGGGTCATTATTGTTTCCTCCAGTGTTAGTGGAGGTGTAAGTTCTTGAAATCCATCCAACAATTCCTCCTAATGCTACTGCTGCTAGTTCATTGTTTCCCATATAGGTACTTAGAATTCCTATAATTATTATTCCAATTATTGCTAATGTTGTGTTGTTGAAGTTAATCATTATTATTTTCACTCCTAAAAAAAAATTTGTTTTTAAAAAAAACGTTGGGGAAGGGATTTGAACCCCTGCGATACTAGTGTATCATTAGATTAGCAGTCTAACGCCTACCAGGCTAGGCTACCCCAACATTGTTGGTGGAGGGAATTGCACCCTCAACTTTTGAGTGGTTACTAAGTTACAATAAAAAATAAGCTATTACCAACATCATGAACATGTATTAAAGGAGATAAATTTTATATTATATTTATGGGAAGAATATTTTTTTTTAAGATATGTGATATTAATTATTTAATCTTTGGAGGATACCTATATATTTTAATGAAGAAAAAAATCCAATCATTCTATTATTCATTAAAAATTTGCTACCATTCCCATAATAATTTTTAAGAATAATAATAAATGAAAAGCGAATAATAAACGGATAAGAATATTATTTTTAAATTGTCAAATAATGATAATGCGAAGCTTAATTGTACAATAACATATGATAAAATATTTTTTATAAGTGTTTTATTACAAGACCACAATTTTTACAAACAAATTCAGCACACCACTCATCATAATAAACCTTCTTACAGTCCCTTTCATGTTTCTTGCAAGAAGGACACTCTATTTCAGTATGCTTCAGGTTTTTAAAAAGTGTAGTTGCATCCAAATAATATTATCCTCCCATATATAATTATAATAATGTCTTTTATTTTTTTTCACAAAAAAGATAAAATTATAAAATATTTTATCCCCTTCAATATATAGGAGTGGAAAAATAGAAAAAAAAAGAAATGAATTAATATTTAGAATATACATTAACAAAATCATATTCTAAATTAAATTTATCATAAATTCTAAACACATCATAATCCACTTCACTCCTTAAAACCAATAACTCATCATCAGTTAAATCTGGATTAACTTTAAATATATATTCCACATTATTATCTAAATTCACAGGCAAAATATGAATCCTACAATCTAACACATTACTATACCTATCAACTATTTCCTCACATATCTTCTTTAAAACAGTTTTATAAATATTACTCATATTTTTACTCCTATTCTTTTTAATTCTCTTTTCACAGTTCTTTCCTCCAAACCAAAATCACTCAAAGCATGCTGTGAAAGAAATGTTGTACCTGGCTCCCTTAACTCATTACTAATTAACTCCCCATCATTAATTAATTTCCTACGTTTTTGTTGATACTTTGCTTTCTGCTCACGTACCGCCCAGGTCCTGCAAGCTTCCCTGCAATAACCTGTTTTATTCTCAAACTTAATAAATACTCTGCCACAGTATTTGCATTTGCTGATGTAGAATCTTGTTTGTGGATCATTTAATGTTTTCTTCAATAACATCCTATCATCTTTCTAAATTTTTAGATAGTAAGTTTTTCTTCACTTCAAAAACAAACATGTGAAAAGGTAAAAGTTTACCCTTATATTTCACATATTCATTAATTACTTGTGATTTTTTTAATGCTTCAGTTATAGTTTCTTGTTTTAATTCTTCATTTATGCATTCAAAATTGGAGACTGTTCTACTTAAACTAATGTATACTCTTTCATATAGATTAAAGTTATTGTTTTCCACATTCTCCACCACAACAAGAAACTGAATTTTCAGAAGTGTTGAATTTACCCTCTTCAATCATTTCAATCAACTCATTAAGAATACGAGTAACATTCATCAAAGTATTAAGATTAACACTATGAATTATAACATCATCATACTCCATGTCTCTCAAACTACCTGTGCATTCTTTATGAATAGTAAAAGATTGTTCTTCAAATTCCCTGCTTCTTGTTTTAATAAAATATAGTAATAATTTCTCATCAATCATACATATTTATCCTCCATGTATTTTTTAACTTCTTTCATAAAAACTCCTGATTACAATATAACCTATCTTAATCATCAAAAAAATCAGTAAGACATAACACTAAACAACAACTAATAATTACACTTACACTAAAAACTACCCAACCATCCATCATACTATATTCTCCCCCCATTATCTCCAACTTGTTATTAACTCATACTCCTCAGGAGTTAACTTCTGTTTTAACCTTTCATCAAAACTTCTTACATCACCAGGATTATTCTCATCCCAACAAGACTCAATCTTAGCAGTTAATTCATTAATTTCTTCATTATTCATGATTCCACCTTTTCTAAAACAGTAAATCTGCCATTACTACGACGCCTAACATGATCCTCACACCTGATACGATTTATAAATTTCTCTCTCCTATAACTAGTCAAACCATACTGCTCCTGCAACCTAGAAACACCTACACTTAAATTCTCAAGATAATCTTTCCTGAATTTCTGATACTTTTCCTCATCCTTACTAACATCATAATCAGTTTCAACAATATTAAAAACTACTTTACCCATATCCTCACCAACACACAATATCTAATTTTTCAAAAACATTATAACCCAAATCAGTTAAACGTACCTCTCTTCTTCTTTTAGTATCTGGATCAACATACTCCACTAAACCTTTATCAATCAAATCATACACTGCATGATAAGTTGAACTTGTACAATACTTCCCTTTCTTTTCTCCTAATTTACATATTTGAGAAATTTCTTTTTGTGCCAATTCCATGAATACTTTTTTTCGTAATCTTCCCAGTTTCACAAACTGAGCCAAAATTACCAAATCATCAGCCATACACACATCACCTTTTTGGCACTTCATTAAATGGTACGATTGTTAATCCTTGTTTTTTACAATGATTTAGCACTGATAAAAATGGGACATTTTTATTATTGCTAATATTTTTTAATTGATTTTCACCAACACTGCCTAATTTTGTATGAATGCGATTTACTATTATCATAACTTCATTTAATAATGTAGATTCTACATTTGATTGGTTTTTGTTTTGTTCTTTGATTAGTTCAACTTGTAGATCCATTAGTTTAGTTTGGTGCATTGTGATTTTTTTAAGTATTTCTTCTTCTTTTTGGCTTCTCATGTTTGCTGCTGTTTTGCATTGTTCTTCGATGAATTTGTCAAATTCATCTCCTAATTTGTTTTTTGCTTGTTGATATATGTCATCTTGGATTTTGATTTTTATTTCCATTATTCCACCTTTTTATAACATTGTGATATTTTATCATTAATTAATAATTTTTTAAAATAATAATATAATAATATAATAATAATACTCTCAAAAATGTAATACACCTATGTATTACAAAATAACAAGTATCCCTATGAAAACTGTATTACAGTATTCGTAATACAGTAATACACTTCACCCCACTATACTCGCAAAAATGTATTACACCTGTGTATTACACAATATTTTTAAATGCTCAATAACATTTTTAAGAAAATCCTCCTTAGGCAAACCCTTCTCCTTAGCAACACTCATCAAACTATGCTTAGCAGTCTTATTAGACAACAACATAGTATAACTCCTCTCACCTTGAGAGTTATACAAATATTCAGCATAATCCTTAGATTCCACATCCACCAAATCAGAAAGTAACTCTTTACATTCTTCAGATTCAGGATTCAATTTCACCCACATTTTTTGCAAATTCTCCAACTCCATTTCATCAGCAATCAAATCAATCTTCTTATTCTGAATCCTATCTTCCACATCCATAATTTTAATTCGCACCAATTCCTTTTCATCAGTAAATTGTTGAGCAGCCCAATCCAACATCTCCCCAGAAGTATACTTTGACTTATCAATCAAAACCTTAGTACTAGGCTTAACACGTGAACTAATAGGCACTTTAGGAACCCCACTCATAATCTCACTCTTCTTTTACATTCTCTTATATGTTTACACTCATGTTTACGGTAGTGAAAGTCTTCACAGCTACACCACCAACCATCCACATCATCATAATTCACAGTATTACTACCCGTACTGCCTGATGCTTTAAATTGTGCGAAAACTAACCTAACACAAACAGGATTATTGGAGGTTATGTTTTAGCCTCCTTCTCCTGTTTTTTAAACCATTCAAAAACTATTTTAGATTCATCTTTAGTTAAATCACCAGATTTCACCATCTTCATACGATTTTGATTAACCATTAAAGGAGTAATCTCAATTGTTTTATCCTTACTATGAATATACCCCATAACCTTTTGCACTGGATCACTATCAGAAACTTCTTTTTTAGATGTATTAGTTTCCTTTTTTACACCCGCATTATTAGTGTTTGAATCTACAATATCCTTCTCCATAATAAGAAACATGTTCATCAACAGATATCTCTTTAAATAAGTAATGTATGCCCCAGTAGACTGAATTTTATTAGTACCCCTGTTAATTGCTTCAAGTTCAGGGAACGGTACCCTGATACTAACCTCACCTTTCTCAGGATTCCAATCTTTTAACTTTAACACACCATGCTCAGTAAAACTAAACATGATGGTTGTTTCATATTTAATAGTTAAAGGTATGATTTTTTGAAGAAGATCCTCCAACTCAAAATAATCATACTTCTGAAACTTATTCTCCCCACTCTTACTAAATGAAGTATTCATTACTTCTTCCTGTATTCTAGCTAATTTTTCATAAATACTCATACTACCTATATTATGACTTAAATCCTGAACTTCACCCATTTATAATACCCCCATCATCTAAATCATGGTATTCATCATCAATACTGTAATACTCATCATCC